CGTGTAATTACTTCCGTTTTTTTCGTAAAACTCTACTATAATTTCCATGATTTACCATCCTTTATTTTCAATTGTTTTTTGAAGCTTCAAAACGTCAATCAATAGAATTTGATTCATTTCTTGCTGCTTCCTGATTTGTGGCCTAAGCGTATCGAAAAAACGCCATAAAGTCAACAGTGCCAACGATCAGAAGGATTAGAGAAGGTTAAAAGCGATGAAACAACGTGTAAAACAAGCGACAAACGTTGATACAAAGAGTTTTCACTGAAAATGAATGAATGTGAAAAGAAGCTGAACGGATCACGTCAAAATAGCTTATAAACGTTGATACGACAAGATTTCATAGTGTTTTCAAGGGGTACCCCCTCGAAAATCACGGCGAAAGTAACCATGGAGACCGCTCCCCACTCAACTCTGCACAAAATTCCCTTTTCAGCATTTTTTTATAGGGGTAAATATAGCTAAAATAGTATATTATAACACTGCAATACGATTATATTTAATAAAAGGAAAGGTGGTGGTTTAATGGCAAGAACGAAAATGCCGTCTAAGCTTGCAAAAGAGGGTAGCGCAAAGCACTTCACTAAAGCTGAACTGGCAGAACGTGAAGCGGAAGAAGTTGCAATGTCTTGTGAGGACATTAAACCTAGCAATTTCCTTCCGGCGGCCTTGCATGATAGGTTCTTCTGGATTGTCGAACAGTTCAAGGAGTACGGCATCTTATCGAACGTTGATGGTGATGCACTCAGCATGTATCTGATTGCTGTTGACGGCTATCGTAAGTCAACTATCGAGCTTCGCAAAATGGGTGTGGCCAACAAGAAGTACCTTCCAGTACTGAAGGTTCAGAAAGAGTACTTCTCTCAAGCCACTATCCTTGCTAAAGAACTTGGATTGACGATGGTTAGTCGAAGCAAGTTGAAACGCAAGGAAGAAGACAAGAAAGAACCACTTACTGAAGAACAGATTCTCTTTGGTGGTGATTTGTAGTGAAGTTCGATAATGAAGTTGCATTACTTAAAGAACAGGTCATGCAATATGCTAATGACTCTCTGGATGGGACCATAAGACAGTGTGTGGCCATGAAGTGGAGTATGAAACGATTTCTAAAAGATGTCGAAAGGGCAGAAACCGATGAGGACTGTCCTTTTTATATTGAATGGAATGAGTTATTCAGATTCTACCGATGGGCTAAGTTGTTTAAGCATACTAAAGGGGTGCTAGCAGGGCAGCCAATTGAACTTCATATCTCACAACTGTGGGAAGCATGTAATATCTTCTGCTTCAAAAACAAGGCAGATGGTGCTAGACGCTTCCGTAAAGTCTATATTCAGAAGGCTCGTAAGAATGCCAAAACTCAGTTTTTGGCGATTGTATCAAGCTACATTGCATCCCTTTCTAATGAGATGGAAGAAATCTACATTGCTGGGTGGATTAAGGACCAATCGGATCTGTGTTACAACGAAATTGTTAACCAGATTCATGGTGCTGACTTGTTGAAAGGCAAGTTTAGAGAAGCTTACAAGAAACTTACGTTTAGTAAGAACGGTTCGGTTATTAAGGCTCTGTCTCGTGAAGCCAGAAAACGTGGTGATGGTACTAACCCTAGTGTAGGTATTATCGACGAGTACGGAACGGCTCACGAAACGAATGAAATTGTGGACGGTATTGAGACCGGGTTTGTATCTCGATTCCAGCCACTGCTGGCGTACATTACAACTGCAGGGTTTGACTTATCTTATCCTTGCTATTCCTTCTATGGTTACTGTAAGGACATTATCAATCCTGAAACTGATACTGAGAACGACACGATATTTGTTGCCATCTATGAATTGGACCAAGGAGATGATGTCAAGGATGAATCTAACTGGATAAAGGCCAATCCGATTGTTGCTACTTATCCAAAGGGCCTTGAATATTTACGAAACCAATTGAAAGAAGCTCTAGATCAACCCGAAAAGATGCGTTCGTTTATGACTAAGAACATGGACGTATGGGTAGACCAAAAAGAAACTGGCTTCTTGAAGATGAATAAGTGGAACGAACGGACAGTCGATGATGACTATATCAAAGACTTTCTGCAAGGTGCTTCTGTCTACTATGGTATTGACTTATCTTCTAAGGTCGATTTGACCTCGTTAGGGTGGGTTGCCGTAAAAGAAGGGCGCTATGTATGCGGTCAGTTGTCCTATATGCCAAGCAATACGTTCAATGAGAGGATGAGTCGAGATAGAATACGGTTTGACTTGTTCGAGGAACGCGGAGAATTGACATTAACTGATGGCGATGTAGTCGATTACGCCTACTTGAAGGAAGATTTGATGCGTCTATCTGCTATGTATGGTTGCAAATCAGTTGGAGTCGATATGTGGAACGGTACTTACTTCTTCACTGAGTTGGCATCTGAAGGGGTAGAGATTGTTGAGGTTAAGCAGACGATTGTTGGACTTACTGAGGCTACTAAGGGCTTCCGAGACGCTTTATATTCCGGGAAACTACACCATGCAGACGATAAGTTGCTTAAATGGGCTGCTAGTAACGCCGTTGTGGACGAGGATAGCAACCAAAACATTAAGATAAGCAAGAAAAAATCACGGGATAAGATTGACCCGTTGGCCGCCATTATCAATGCCTTCTCGTTGGCAATGTATGACAGTCAGAACTTCAATCTAAATGACTATGTTATGTCTGGTAAATTCTCATTCTAGGAGGTGGAACATGGTTATACTTGCTGAATTACTGATGCTTATTGGCACTGCCTTCCTGGTATTAGTTGGGTTCATGTTGCACAAGATAGTTGGCTATCTTGTATTGGGCCTAGCATTGATAATTTGGGGATTGATATTGCTTAAATTGGCTAGTTTAATGCCTTCAAACAGACGAGAAAGGGGGTGAATAAATGCTAGAGAAGCTGTTTAGTTCGCGTTCGATGGGTAGAGAACCAACAAATATCCTGTCTATGGAGTTGGATAAGGGATGGGGTTCTCTGTTTCAAATCTTCGGTCAGAATAATGTGAAGGCATTGCAAGCAGAATCAAACACTGCGCTATTATTTGATACGGTATACGCATGTATTAACGTATTGAGTGATGACATTGCTAAGCTTCCGTTCAAGTGCTATCGGTCAGTTGGTCGTAACATACAGGTTGTAACTGATTCTTACGCCCATAATCTACTAAGGGTGAAGCCTAACCAGTATATGAACCCATTCAACTTCGTTAAGCTGATGATGACGGATGTTTGCACCTATGGTAACTTCTACGCTTATATCAAGCTTGGAAAAGATGGTAAGCCGGAAGAATTGCTGCCAATGAAGGCTAGTCTAACTCGTCCGATCATATCAACTGACGGTGAATTGTTCTATCAAACTACTTACATGGGCAAACCGGTGGCCTTATATCCATCTGAAGTCATTCACATTAAGGGGATGTCTAAGAATGGGATTGAGGGGTTATCACCAATTGCAAGTGTAAGGGTTCAGTTAGAAAGTAATGATGCTGCAGCTAGATACAATCGTGAATTGATTGAGGGTGGCGGTTCGCCACAAGGTATCTTAAAGGCTTCTGGGCAAGTAACTCCAGAAGCTAAAGATCTTATGCGCGCTGAGTGGCGAAAAGTCAATGAGGGTCAACCAATCGGTATCATTGATTCCGGTTTGGATTATCAGCAGATTGGTATTAGTCAAGCAGATATGCAATGGCTAGACGCTCAGAAGTACAACGCGCAACGAATTGCGGCCATCTTCAAGGTGCCACTTCATAAGATTAACGACTTGGCCAACGCAACTTACACCAACATTGAGCACCAGTCCTTGGACTACGTTAAGAACACCTTACAACCGTGGGTGACTCAGATTGAATATGAATTCAACCTGAAGCTGTTCACGGAGAAGGAACGAGCAGCGGGGTATTATGTCAAGTTCAATATGGATAGTGAGTTGCGTGGAGATAGCGAAGCACGGGCTAAGGTCCATGCTATCCACATGCAGTATGGCATTAACACCATCAATGAGGTGCGGGCAATGAATGAGTTGCCACCATATGGACTGGAAGTCGCTGATAAGCCGTTCATGACGCTGAACTTGGCTCCTGCTGACAATATCGAAGCTTACCAAGACAATAAATTCGGTGAAGCGCTGAATGGGCAAGGGAAAGGGGGTGATGATATTGACAAAGAACAAGCATGATATTAGAACGTACGGTGAGTTAGCTGAGGTTCGGTCCTTGGAAGTCAATGGCGATGAAGTATCAACCATGCCTGTCATTCGTGGTTATGCCTTGAAGTTTGATACTATGAGCCATAATCTGGGGTTCTTGGGGAAGAAAGTCTACGAAACCCTTGATAAGCGTTGCTTGGATGGTGCTGATATGTCGGATGTGGTGGCTTTGATTAACCATGACTCGAACCTTCCACTAGGAAGATCTAATGTCAATCTTGAACTTAAGGTGGACGACATTGGTCTATACTTCGAAGTTTGTCCAACTGATACTAGCTATGCTAGGGATTTGGTGGTGAACATGCGAAGTGGGCTTATTGCTAAGTGCAGTTTCGCCTTCACCACTGAGGAGAAAGGTGTGGAGTATAGTAAGCGATCTGATGGTAGCTATATTCGGACTGTTAAGAAGATTAAAGCTATCCATGATGTGTCTGTGGTGACTAATCCGGCCTATGAGGATACAGAAAGTACTGTATCTCTTAGAAGTTTTGAAGCCTTCAAGGCGGAAGAACAAGAAAATAATCAGCATGATGTCGAAATCCGAAAGCGGGAGATTGAGATTATGATGATGCGTATGCAACAAGCTGGCGTGTAGCCGGCTATTTTTGTGTCAAAAAATGAAAATTAAAGGAGTAATACTATGAATTTACGAGAATTATTAGCGTTGTTGGCTGAAAAACGAAGCCGATTCAATGAATTATCAGCTGACCATCAGTCTGATATGGCAGAAGTACGGGCTCTGAACCAAGAAATCTTGGACTTAAATGACCGTATCAAGATGATTCAAGAACAACGTGGGATGCAAATCCCTAACCATGATGCATTAGAAACGCCTTCTGTGGAACCTGTTGGGGCTTCTGAAGTCCGTTCCCTGTCTAATGAAGACTTAGACAAGGAATATGAAGGTGCGTTCATTCGGGCGTTCCGTCATCAAAAGTTGAGTCAACGTGACATGGAACTCTACCATGAAATGGAAAAACGTGCTAGCATGGCGCCTACTGTTGGTCACTTTGAATCTAGCGTTGATGCAAACGGTGGTTTCATCGTTCCTAAAGCTGTGTCTACCTTGATTCAAGAGTACAAACGCCAAGGCCAATTTGATTTGAGCCAATTAGTAGATGTGACCTTCACTGCTGTTGTGAAAGGTACCTTCACTTACGAGAAATTAGCAGAAATCACACCGTTCGCAAATATTGCTCAGTGGGATGAAATTCCAGAAGTTGAATCTGGCAAGTTTGAAACTAAAACATACGATATCAAAGACTACGGTGGTATCTTGCCAATTCCACGTACCTTGTTACAAGATACAGACCAAAACTTGATGGCTTATGTTGCGCGATTCATTGCTAAGAAATCTATTGCTACTCGTAACAAGAAGATTCTTGACGTGCTGACTGCAACTTACACTGGGACTAAAGTGGCCTTGGCTGACATTAAAGCTATCAAGAAAGTTATCAACGTAACCTTGGACGCTGCATTCTTGCCAACGGCTAAGATCATCACTAACCAAGATGGTTTTGACTTCTTGGATAGCTTAGAAGACAAGGATGGCCGTGGCTACATTGAGGACGATGTCAAAGACCCTACTAAGAAACGCCTTAAAGGGTTGGAAATTGTGGTGTTACCTAACGGGACACTTAAGACCAACACTAAGAAGGTTCCGGTCTTCATTGGTGATTCCAAAGAAGCATTGCGCTTGTATGACCGTGGCGTGTACGAAGTGGCAACTACTGACATTGGGGGCAAGGCATTCTTGCGTAACAGTACTGATGTCCGCGTAATTGACCGATTCGATGTTATCTCATTGGATAAGGACGCATTGATTGCCTGCGAAATTACCTTGCCATAGTAGCGGAGGTGCCTAGATGGAAGCCTTAGAAACTGTGGAAGTTCAGAAGGAATTCAACCCCTTTACCGATTACTTGGTAGAGGGGTCTGAAATTGCGGATGAGCAACGATATGATCCTGACGAAATTCCAACGATTAAAGCCTATATCCT